GTGAGAGCAGTACAAACCCTCCATCGGGCTAGTACAACCTCATTTCTATGAGTTGTTGCATGAGTTAGAGTCTCTGTGATGTAGCCATCGTCACAGGGGCTCTTTCTCTTTATGTGCGTTTTCCGCCATCACATACAGTACGCCAATGATAATGCGGGCGCTCTTCATTGAATAGAACGTAACGCAGCCAGTCATCAACAAAAATACAGAGCAGCGCAAGGAAGAACCATAGCACTGTAAACGGCAGGCAGATTTGGCCCAGCAGATTAAACGGCAGGGAAGAGTAGTCCCAGATATGCAGGTCAAGCATCAAATTCAGCGGGATACCCACCACAAGCTCAATAGCAGTCACAAAGAGCGCTCCAATACCAGCCTGTTTCCAGAGCGGCATTTCCCAGGGAATATAGTTGTTCAGTCCGCCAATCACAAGAAAACAGATGCCGCCAACAACAGCCATCGTCTAATGGGAATGTCCGCGCCACAGAATTTCAATGCAATAATAAAGGCACCCTCCGATCAAAAAGAGGATGCCGCATTTGATTAGTTCACGAAGTTTGTTACTCATTCGGTCACATCCTTATCTGCGTGAAGATCCAGATATTCTGCCAGTACAGCATCATAACTGATTTCAATAGCGTCTACCTCTGCGCTGGTCGTACAAGCCTTAATGTCGATTTCTAATTCCTGCTGATGAGACACGAACGGTTTAACATACGTGCCAATCGCAAGTGCCAGTGCGGCCAAATCGTCATAAGTCCACTCTACACACTCGTCACCGGTAGAGTTCCATGTCAGTTTAAAAGGCTGCCCGGCGGCTGTAGAAATCTGATATAGGGCAAGATTGCTTGTAAGAAGAGATTGCTTCTCGCTGGTGACACTGTAATACTTGCCATCAGACCATTGAATTGGATGCAGAGACAGGAAAGTAGAAAGAGCAATTTTTGACTGGGATATTTTACTTGTTTTGAGAGATTCAAGCTTCATATCCTCTGAAGGAACTGGTTCGTGCTGTTGTACTTCATAACAGTCGTCTAAATCAGCAATCATCCAGTAGTAATCACCAGACACCGCAGTCTCGTTATGTTTTGTCACGGCGGCAACAACAACACTATACACGTCACATTCTGCTTGTGTTTCAACGGGCTTCTTTACTTGATAGCCAATTATAACATCTTTAATAGAGGGAAGAATAGGGGGTTCTTCAACTGGCTTGCTAGGAGTTTCACTTGGTGTTCCTGTCTCCTCATTCTTTTCGATTTCTTTCATTTCATCCATGTACATCACCTCTTACTTCCATCGTCCAATTGCAATATATTCCATTGTATTATTTTCACTTCGCAGGGTAACACCAGTGGTTGATTTACCACCAATTGCATAGTTTTCCCAGCTGCTACTTTTCCATTCACTCATACCAATGCGATAATCTGTATTGGCAAAAGCTGCGCCAAAACTAGAAAATGAGTTATTGCCGCATGAACCCCAGCATATCTGGGTGCCGTCATCAAAACGAACGTAGTTCTAGCCAGAGGCGGAGACGCCATTTCCTAACCAACTTTTCAAAACATCCTTATTAACGTCCTTGATCTTCGTGCCATTGTCTGTGTAGCCTGCAATATAGTTTAAATTTGAAGTTGTAAGACCATCGCCAGCGAAACCGATTCGAATTGCTTTGTTTCCATCATTGTAATCAATAACTCCCCCGTCTATATGCGCTGTAATAGTAGAACGATTTATACTTACACCTGGATAAGACGTTGTAGGGGAAACGCTTTGCTCATTGTTGGTGTATGTGCTGGTTTTAACAGTCCAGTCAGCATCCCAATCTGAATAAAGTCTATATTGACCACCACCACGAAGCCAGAATACTGCAACAGAGCCATTCCCCATTTGACTATATCCTGCTGGATTTGCGCCAGATGTTACCCAATTACTATCGTTATTCAAACAAATACTATTCGCATATGTTGTTCCCTAACCAAATGCAGTGACTAACAAGTCAAGATTTACAGTAAATCCAGCGCTGTGGGTACTCCAAGATGGTTTTGAGCCGCTATTTAGTTGGACGTTGCATTTGATATGGCGTAGTCCACCATATGGAATGGTATTCATACTAACAACCGGATACCATGTGTTTTGGTCAAGGCTTGTTAAATTTACCCACTGTGCTTTATCAAACAGTGTTTCAGTTGCAAAATTTGCAGTGCCATTTAGATTTGCTGTAATTGTAGCAGGTTGTCCTTCTGCTTTAATGACATCTAATGTACCATCGTCATAAGCAACCATACGAATATTATAATCTTTATAATTGGCACCAATATCTTCTGCATGAAAATCAACATATTTACCGACTTCTATAACACCATCATCACCAACTGCAGGAATTACATTCTAATAGCCTGTACTTCTCGAACTGACATCGTAACCTTTCAACTTCATTGCATTCAGCGCATCGCCACCCGGTTCAGGAGAACCAGCGTAATTGTGTGTATGTCCAGCAGCAGCATATAACGTATCCGTCATACTCTTGATCCAGTTCCATAAAGCAGCCAGCGGTCTGCGGGTATACTTCGTAGTTGCACTACCATCATCACTCGTAACTGTAGCGCCAACCATAACAGTGTCAGCATCCTCAACAGCGTCAGCACTCGTCTCCAGTGTATCTACCAATTTGCTCAAGTCATGCGTATGATCGGCAGGGGAGACACCCTCAGCAGTCAACTCTTCACTCGTCATTTTATCTGCTGTCGCCACATGGCCTGTATTATTAACACTGATGCGATATAATCCAGCCTGTTTTGCTTCGTATGTCGGGTGAGTGTAATTGTTAGCTCCAGCTTCAATACCATCCAGCTTTGCTTTATCAGCCGAGCTCATCAAACCGTTGTTTTCAGTAGTAGCTACATTAGGGTCGCTTAAACTAGCAAGCTTCTTTTTTTCTTCTGTTGTATAGTCGTTGCTGGACAGGCCGAATCCTTCGATTTTATCCACCTTTGTTCCAAGCATAGCCTCGATCGTTTTCCAGAGGTGAATCGCACCCGCTCTGTCTAGCCAACTTTTCTTTTCATCACTCATCGATATGTGATCGCCTCCTTATAAAACGTTTTATTTGTAATGCGTTGTTTATATCAGTCTGCGGAATTTAAATGTAAAAATATCAGCACTCGACGCAGTAGAGCTTCCTTTAATTTGCAATGTTAAATTATCACCGCCTCGACCATGACGCAATGTTCTAAGATAAAATAATTGACCATTTCGAGCATGACCTGCACAATGAAGCGATATTTCGTCTGCATCATTGTTGTTTGTTTCACTGTTATACCACGTCATAATACCTGAAAAATAATCTCCCCAGATACTTATCGTTGGATTTCCACCATGAAATTGTACAGCGTATGTACCAAATCCAGGAATATCATTCCCTTTAATTCCTGTATCTTGCCAGTCTGTTGTTATAGTAATGCTCTTTGTGATAGTGATAATTTCATCATCCATCTTACTCTTAATCCAGCTCCACAATGCACTTAGTGGCCTACGCACATAATCGCCTGCGCTCTTCATTACTACTTCCTCAGATTCTGTG